CCCCCCGCGTGTCCGGAATTGGGGTTTCCGTTATTGTTGTTTCCGGTGTTTGCCGCTACGTTAGAATTAGTGCTTGATGGCATTTCTTACTCCTATAAATTGTAAGTTGATTAATGTAATGAAGTATATTATAATACATCTAATTAAAAATATCTATTAGTCGTAAGAACAGGAGAATCAAATGACCGAACTAACCAAAGAACTCGAAACTAAAGAATACTTAAAATTTCAAATCTATCCAATTTACAACACCGAGAAAGATGAATTGCGTGACGCAATGGTGGTGGATATTGCGCAGAATGGGATCTTCGTATTAGATCCAGCCAACAATGTGATTACTAATTACAGTGAAGATGGTTACCCGGATTGGACATATTATAATTTGAAAGATCGTTTATTGCATAAAGAACCAGAACGTTTAGATTTTGTTTCGGTCCCGTACGATACTTGGTATTGGAATGATCGCAAACCTTTCGATTTGGTAAAACTTCGCGATGGTCGAATTGCGGTGATTTCCCGAGTTTTGGAAAATGCGGAATATCGTTACGATGGTTTTATCATCACCCCAAGCGAATATCTTTCTTGTACTTGGCGTAAGGATGGTTTCGCTTACGCGAATATTCCTACTAACAATGACATCGTGGAAATCTTTGTTAAGAAAACCAACATTACATATAATTAATTCTCTTATTAACGGAGCATATTAGATGTCAATTGTTCAAACATTACATGGGAAGATGGATTTCTTTGGGGTCGAAATTAATGATAAACCAATCATAGTCGACCACATCATCCAAACTTCCCTATTTTCCGGAGTCGGAATTCTTGGAGAACCTGGGCAAATTACCATAACCTCGCAAGCTTTCCGAACCTTGGATGCTACCGGGATGCAATTTAATCCAGTAGGTAAAAAGATTGTGTTTATGTTGCAGGATTTCAAATCGGGAGAACGCCCGTACACGGGAGTAATCACTTCAATGACTCACCAACACGGTAAGAAGACTACAATGGTAACCTTAGGTTTTGATAAAGAGCATTGGGTTCATTTACATAAAGTGATTTGGTGGAAATGCTTTGAGAAGAAAACTATCTTGGAAATTACGGAAGAGTTCTTCAAAGCTCATAACATCCCATTCAAATCTTATTCTGGCGTTCCTACTAGCGAACGTGGGGTTTTCTGGGAGAACTTTTGTACTCCAATCAATGGTCCAACGTTGAGCTACCTAGTTGAAGAACTGGCAAAAGACAATTTCTTGTTGTATGCCAATCCTCAAGATGGTGGCATTGTCGCAGTTAACTGGAGTGATATTGTTCACTTGGATGGAATTAGTCAAAACTATCCGGATTACGTGCAAGATAATATCTACGCAAAATTTGACAATACCAATAAAGGTTGGCAACAACATACTTTTACCTTTGGTAAACAAATTGAAAGTGACCTGCCTTGGAAAATTCAAGAATTTGCGGGGGAAATTAACCCGGATTTAAGTACAGAAGCGAAGAAAGAGCATACTTATTATACTGCAGTGAAGAAACCTTTCAAATGGACCGAAACTTCCGGGGAAGCGGTAGATCCTAATGATATCGGTTTAACTAAAGCGGAGACTTATCCTGGTGTTTATTTTGATGCTGCGGTAATCAATCCTTACCCAGTATCAGATGGTTTGATTAAACAAAATGAAACCCCAAGAGCAGAATATGGAGCTCCGTGGAATTTGGTCACCCAAAATATTACGCATCCGCGTTATATGTACTATCGTATGCAGCAAAGCTATGCGAATAAGATTAAGTTAGTTCCAATTACGATAGTAATTCCTGGATCTGCAAAAGCGGTAGTTCCAATGACCGCTATCCCGGTAAGTTACTTTGAGAATGCCCGAGTAGAAGATCCTAATCTACCAGCTCAAGGGGATTTCTGGCAATCCGGATTGTTCCTAATTTGGAGCTCAAAATTGAGTATTGCTGGTCCTAATATGTTACTTACTTTGAATTTAGTTAAACCATATCATTAGTTTTAAGGAGATAAAAAATGGCAAAACCTGCAAGATTGGGAGATTTCGCTAAAGCGACCAACTCCACTGCTCCGATTGCCGGAGAATCTAAACCGGCAGAATCAAAATTACCAGCAGATGTAGAGTTTCAGTTACCAAAATTTGAATTAGATCTTGGATTTTTCATTTCTAAAGGAAATGAACCGTTTACGGAAGAATCTTTGATTGCTAAAGTCTTCGGAGAAGAGGGTAAGCGATTATCCCAACCGGAACAAATTTACGTTTTGTTGAACGCTATGCAAGATCTCGAAGTGGTAGCTCCGCTAAATTTCGAATGCGAGCATTGTGGTCATGAAAACCCAATCGCCGTTGAATTAGCCAAAGTGATGAAAACATCCTCTAGTTCAAAAGAGCGATTCTTTATCGAATATACCGGAAAAGATGCTAAGCATTATATCTTCGAATTTGTTCGTCCCGAAATCATCCAAGATGTTGGTCATATCGATTCTCCGACTGCTAGTATCGGAATGTTTATGTTGCAGTGGTTAGATGCCCACAATCAAGGTGATGATTTCGATATTCTAAAAATGCGATTAGTCGACTTTTTAGCGGTAGCTAAATTATTCGGGGAGAAGATGTTTGGAGTTCTTTTCGAAACTAAGTTTAAATGTGCTAAATGTAAGAAACAAAATACCCAAGAATTTGGTATTAGCTTGAAAGATTTAGTAGACATTTTAAACGAAATCTAATATCATTAACAAATGAAGAAACCAAAACAAGGATACTATCGGCTAACCCATCCTGCAAAGTTTAAGTTACCGATAGATGATCATATGAAGAGCACGAAGATTATAGAAGGTAATCTCTGTGTTCTTTACAAATCTGGGTTGGAACTCAAAGCTTTCAAATACTGTGACCATAACCCAAAGATTGAGGAGTGGAGTTTAGAACCATTCCACATTCCCTATTTGAGTCCCGTAGACGGGAAGGTTCATAGATACTTCCCGGATATTTGGTTGAAGTTCGTTACCGGCGACATCTTCATCGTAGAAATCAAATCTTCCAGTGAAACCAAGATGCCTAGGAAGAACGATAGGCGTTACGGGGCTAAGCTTAACACTTATTTAGTAAACCAAGCGAAATGGGAAGCCGCAAGAAACTTCGCGAAAGCGAAATCTTGCAATTTTATGGTATTAACTGAGAAAGTTTTGGGTTAGCCGAATTTAACATAGGAGCAAATATGACAGAATATGCGGAATACATCGAAGCGGAGCAGGTGGTGATCGACGAGATCTTCCCTAATAGCGATCTAAGATTCTACGATCCTCGTAGAACAGAAAACAATACTTTATTTTGGGTGAAACCTTCTGGTAAGATTCATCCAAGTTACATCATTTATCAAGAATTCAGTTCACCGGAATTCCCCGGTGGGAAAGTGCTTTCGCCTATTAAAGAGTTCCGGGATCAAATAGATTGCATTGGTCACATCGCGCGATTCCTCGCAAGAAACTCGTTGGGTATTGAAGCGAAGATGCAGATTTTATAAATATACTACAATTTTACTTAAAGAAGGAAATATTCAATGTCATTAGTCATTTACGGTCGCCCAGGTTGCCCATATTGTGAAAAAGCCAAAAAATTAGCCAGCATGTTGGAAGAACAAGGTTACTTCCGCGACGTGCAATACATCAACTATCAGGAATTAGGCTGGACGGCTGAAGAGCTATCAAAAGTGGCGAATCATCCAGTTCGTACAGTCCCTGTTGTGCTGCTTCAAGGGGTATTCATTGGTGGGTACCAAGACCTCCACGATCGTTACCCAATTGATTAAGTTTCGGTAACCGAAATATTCAACAAGCTCTAAGTTTCGAAAGATTCTTAGAGCTTTTGTTTTAATAAATATTTTAATTGTATTAATAAACGTAACCAAATGAATTTAGAGAAATTTGAACACTTAAACAACAAGATGAACAAAATCACTCAAGAGCTTACCAAAAATGTGGAGATCTCGGAAGATATCTTAACTACCACGGAAGAACTTGAGTCGTATTTGGTTACCCCGAAATCCGCCCCGATCGAAGGTGAACTAATTCCTGCAAGTTCAAGCGAAGAACCGGAAACTAAATCATTGGCACCGGTTACAGAAATCGCTGCAGATGTTGTAGATGTTCAAGCGATGATCGAAGACTTTTGTTATATGCGAGCTATGCTTAGAGAGACTACCCAAAATTCTCGAAGAGTGTTAGAAAGCGTAACAGAAGAATTGGTCTTAAGTGAAGGGGAATCCCGCGCCTTGTTAGTTTCCGCTTACAGCGAATTAAACAAAGCTCAAATCGAAAGCGTTAAGTTGTTTATGCAATCTTATAAAGAAATTTCTACTATCTTGGTTAATTTGACGAAGATCAATCAATCCAATACTCCACATACTGTGCATACTACTAATGTGTTGAATATTGAAGATCAATCGCATATTAGTTCCGCAGATATCATCAATCGTTTAAGAGGTCCGAAATGACAATTGAAATCGAATGCAAAGACTTTTGTATGGGCGATGCACCGGAATCC